GAGAAAGGAGACCCGTGGGCTATCCGTTGATCGCTAACATTGTTATCGATCTCCAGAGTCCTTCTCGGTGGGAAAGCAGTCGACTTCTCGACTATTGAGAAACCAACGACCGGAAATCATCTAACTATAAGTGATTACGAGATCGTAAGTTTTCATAAGTCGATAGGAAGACCCAAGCTTGACTACCTCTGAGAGAAGTATCATTGGTCTACTAAGGCTGGTCCAAATGGGCCAGGACTGCAAGGAGCGCTAGCGGATTTAATAGGAATCAAAGACTCACCAATATTGGATAGTCTTCGAACCTTTTATCCCGCTGATGCACCTATATGACGGTTGTTAAACGTCATATCGACGCCTCTTTATCAACTGACTTTAAGCTATTTCAAAATCTCTTTTAAGAGACTAAGAAAGCTCTCAGTTAAGGAAGATAAAGAGACCAAGAGCAGAATCTTTGCGATACTTGACTATTGGTCGCAGTCAGCACTAAGAACTCTCCATAAGCAGTTGTATCAACAGCTTAAAAGACTTCCAGGTGACTGTACCTTTAATCAAACTAGACTAACGTCTAGCTTCGCAAAAGACCTTAATAGACCTTCAAAATTCTATTCTTTCGATCTCTCCGCGGCGACAGATAGATTCCCTGTTGAAATTCAACAGCGTCTCTTATCGTTGCTTACGAGTCCGGAAGTAGCAGAATCTTGAAGGCAAATAATGGTTTCGCAAGAGTTCGCCTACAAAGGTCGATCATACAAGTATTCTTGTGGTCAACCTATGGGGGCTTACTCTTCTTGAGCATTGTTTGCTCTATGTCATCACATGGTAGTACACGTGGCAGGTTTGAGAGCTGGCCTTACGGCTAAGCAAACAAAACACTGCTACATGCTACTAGGAGACGACATAGTGATACATCACGATGAGGTAGCTTGTCATTACAGAGACATCATTCACTCATTAGGAGTTGAAATCTCAGAGGTGAAGACTCATATATCGAAAGATAGTTTTGAGTTCGCCAAGAGATGATTCTCCAAAGGAGTTGAAGTGTCACCATTTCCAATCGCGGGAGTCTTCGAAACTATGAAATCTTGACCATTACTGGTCGAGATTCTAAGTCACGAAGTTCCTTCGAGAGGATATGAGTCTGTACTTGACTTAAGCACCCGGTTGGACTCCCTGGTCCAAGTGTTCGATCACAAACGTTTAGGTCAACAAGTCCTAAAACGTTTAAAGATCTACACTTTACTACCTTGTTGGTATTCAGACGAGAGTAAGGCTGTCGACGCCCTAAGGCGTTGACACTCCCTAGTCAAGTCTGCAATGCCGTTCTTTCCGGACAAAATCTTAAGAACAGCGACATTAGCTGCTCAGACGATAGTCCGAAAAGAGGTAGGATCAGGGATTAAGCGAATTCAAACTGAATACTTTGATTTATTTCAAAAGGTATACAAGTTTGAGGTCGCGGGTTCCAACCACCTACCCTCGTCCTCGACTACACTGATTCCTTGGGACATACCTATGATCTCGCTTGTTAAAGATATTACAGAGCGAGGACATCAGGGATTAGTCCGGGGACCAGGTGAACCTCATTGGCTTGATTTCTGAGAAAGCTGGAGGTCATTAGATTTAATGACTGTTCCAAAATTCAATGGAATCATTCCTTTGAGAGCTCACGAGTCGAGAACTAGTAGTCAGGCTCACCTAGCACTAATAGTCTCTGACGCTCTATCCAAGAAGACCGAAGAAACGATCTTCGAGGAGTGAGAGAAAGAATCTAAGCCAGTAAGAAAGAAAGGA